CTCTGGCACAGATTATACGAAGTTGTGGACAGGATGGCGACAAGGCTCGATGAAAAAAATCCGAAGATATTCAAAACACTTGTAACTAATATCGAAGACCTGACAACTATACTTCCGGAATTGAACTTATCAAAAGATCCCCAGCTAACAGATATGTGCAATGACGTAAGAAACAAACTATGCGTATTCACGCCCGGGCAGCTCAAAAAAGACTTTCGTGCAAAGGATGCAACTGCGCAAGCTGCAAAAGAAATAAGAAACAAAATGGATGGTATTATGGGGGTTAAATAATGTTTACAAAAGAAGAACTGATGGTAATAAAACGTCAATTGGCCATGTCGTTGGAATCTATATATGCATCATTCGGAACACCGAATGCAAAAGAACTAGCGTTCATACCACTGGAAAAATTCAATGGAGATCACGATATCGATATCGAAAACACGCAATCTGCGTTGAAAAAAGTTATTGAGGAAATAGTGAATGAAGGCTGAAAAAATCCTCAGACGAGCAAGAACAATGCTGATTCTCGGGGTCGGCGATGAGCCGTTCTTTGGATCAATCGCACTTGGTCTTGAACTTGTGCCAAATAAAAAATTCAAGTCTGCTGCAACAGATGGAAAATATCTTTGGTATAATCCCGAATGGATCGAAACGCTGGATCCGGAACAAGCAATGGGATTGTTTGAACATGAGGTATTTCATGTAGGATTGAAGCACGGAAGACTAATGCGTGAAATGATAGAAGAACCTGATTTTAACAACGATATATGGCAATTATCATGCGATCAACCGATTAATGAAAGGCTAATAAAAAAAGGCAGGAAGCTACCGGGTATTCCAGTATACGATCCAAAATACGACGGAATGAGCGCGGTAAGGGTTTACAGGTTAAGAATGGCTGAACTTGCCGCAGCACAATGCCAACCACCAGGCGGTTCTCAAGATCAATCATCTGATAATTCTCAAGAACAATCGCCAGATGATTCCCAAGATCAACAATGTGATCCAGAAAATCAATCATCCGACGGTTCACAAGAACAACCATCACTCGAAGATTTCGCATCAGACCCAAACATGTGTGGTGGTATTGTTCCGGCAATGGACGAAAACAACAAACCTGTAGATCTCGAAGAATTGCAGAAAATAGAAGACGATTTCAAAGTAAAAATAGTCAATGCAAACAGAATAATTGAAAAGTCACACGGTGATGATGTCCCTGAATTCGTTAAGGAAATCGTAGATGCTCATACAAAGCCACAAAGAACTTATGTAGATGAACTTATGGACATAATGGAGCTGATTACAAGAGACGATTATTCGTGGTCACGACCAAATATAAAGTATGACATCTATCTTCCAAGCTTATATGAAAAGAAAGCAGCCGAACTTGTAGTCGCTGTGGATACAAGCGGATCGGTAAGCAACGAAGAACTTGAAGTATATGGAGGTGAAATATCCGGGATACTTGAAGAATTCGACAGTATAGAAATAACTGTAATATATCACAGCACAAGAGTAACACACACTGAAACATTTCATACAGAAGATCTTCCTATCAAACTTACTGCGAGGCAAAGAGGTGGAACTTGTTACAGAGATACATTCGCAGAAATAGATAGAATGGGACTCGATCCAATTGTAATGTTATATTTTACAGATCTATGGGTAAGCCAAGGCAACTATCCAAGCAAGTACCCGGATTTTCCGGTATACTGGCTTAACACGGCAGGACGCAATCCGGACGGCAATCTAAAGCACAGCACGCCGCCGTTCGGAACTGTGATTGATCTGGAGGTAAGTATATGAAACTCTTAATATCAAAAGTTTGGACAAGCAAAGATCTTTGTAAGGATCTTGGATATGTTCACAATAATGAAGGTACAAAAGTTGCAATAGAGCTATACGAAAACAAAGGTCATATTATAATAGATTTAACACAAATAGACAAATCAGCGATGGCACACTTTGATAACGAATATCCTCTTGATAGCAAAGCAAACGACAAAACAATAAATCGTCATTCAGACGCAGAATATTATTTTATGATAGGTGTAAAATGGATTATACATCAACTAGTTAAAACAGGAGGCAACTATGAAAGAACTTGAAATCGTAACAAAAGTAGATTTTGACAAGCAGGACATCGTTACGGTAGCCATGGCAAAAATCGAAAGACTAATCCGTAAAAATGTCAGGGAATCAAAGAAAAGAAGGGATGAACTTGCAGGGTTAATTAATAAGGCAGAAAAGCAGATTGAACTTTTTGGAAAGAACAATCCGCCAAAAAACATGGTCCAGAAAATGTCAAAGATATACAAAGCATTCAAGTTTGCCGGTATTTTAAAAACAATTGGTGTCGAAATTGAATTCAATTTATCAGGACCAGAAAGAAATGATTACACATTGCAAATAGCAAAGAAAGACGACACTGGAAAATTAACAAGCCAATCAGTTGTGATTGTACATAAAAGCATTGTTTATACAAAAAGCCAAACTTCACTGGTAGCAAAAATTAAAAAGATGCAAGAAGAACAAACAAACATTACCCGGGCAGGTGTAAATTGGAAAGCAAAATTGTCAGACATGTCGGCCGTCGAGCGCCAGATGCGGGCAAAAGTGGTCGAATCCCAGCTCAATAAAACACCGGAAGGCAAAGCTCTGATTAATGTGTTAACCAAAGACTACGAACAAACTGTCAAGGCTTTAGAAATGTAATGAAGGCGTTTACAAAAAGTGAGAATGGATGGAACTTAACAGAGGATCAAAACGCAATCCTTGACGCGGAGGAATGCGTTTTTGCTGAAACAATCGAGGAAGCTGCTGAATACATCAATGTGTATTACAATAAACACTATCCGGATTTCGATATAGTATATGTTGACAATTCCTGGCAATACAAAGGCAAAAGAATTGCGTTTTCTACAAATCCGATTCTCAGGGATAATGTTACAACAGAGCGCGCAATTCAACTGATAAAAGAAAAAGGAAGAATATATGTTAACAATGGAAACAAACTTAAAGAAGAATGGTTCAATGAATTAAAAATACCGCTGGTCAAACTTGGAATTATCTCACTATATGATTCATTTCAATATGATCCAAAAAAAGCAAAAGCCATAATCAAAAATGCAAACAGAAAACCAAGCCCACCAAAGAAAAATTTTATACGCATGTATGAAATTCGCAATGCTGGATACGGTATGCGATCTACAATGAATATAGCAATAATAGTTAAGTCTCAATATTTGAATATTGAGACTCAACGGTCTTATGGTAATAAAACAAAAAAGTTAGTTTGTCGTGAATTCATTTCACTAAAGAATCTATTCAATAGCTTCTTCGGGAAAAACAGTCACAGACATACACAATCTTTTCAAAAACTAAAGAATACATGGAAAAAAGAAAAACCTAAATCTGCGGAAGCAATCGGTGTAACTGAAAAATTCTTTGATTTTATGGAAGAGGAAGTTAAAAAGCGAAAACCTAGAAAAAAGGAACTAAAGATAAAATGGAAATAATAAAAGCAAGCCAAGATATGTTAGTAAGATTACACAGAGCCTTCGAAATAATGAACTGGTTTGCGAGTGGCGACCATCATAATATGATCGACAGTAGTGGTAATAAACAACTTCGATTCGGAAGAACTGATACTGAAGCCGTCCTTGCTGAAGTCTACGGTGTATTAGCTTCAGGTTTTGAACCATTTAAAAATGCAGTAAATAATCTTAAGTCTGATCCGCCGGTCTAACTGTCTTCCCACCTCCAGTTTCGTACCTCGCTGAATCATCGTGCAATGGAATTTGTTCCGGAGTATTCTTGTCAGTCTCCAAACGAATCTTATCTTTCAAGTCCTTACCAAGTTCCGGCATCAAACAATCTACAGTCTTCATCTGCAATTCAACCCTGAATGTTTTGCTGACCATGTTACGCATGGCTGTAAAACTGTTATCAAGCTGGATCGCAAGCTCGTCGATAGAAAATTCCTTACTTCTCGTTATAGACACATCTTCGAACTGATCTGATTTTGCTTGCCATTTAAGCCATAGCCTAATTATCTGGTATTCAGCTTCAGTTTCGTTCTCGGATTTTTTGTTTAACAAAGAAAATAATTGTTTAAAGTCGTATCTCAAGGCAAGCCCACTCTGGGCCTCACCCGATTTTCTTTGTCCCTGGATACCGCCAAGGTGAGCTGTTCTGTAAATTTCATACGCTTTCCTGTCAATCCATTCAAGAATTGCAGTTATAGGTTCATGTACCTCTGTTGGCATCCAATCAGGTTTTGCATCCTTTCCAAGAGTCGGGTCAAATTCATGGACAACTCTCGGGCCAATATCTTCCTGTTCATCATCCTTTTCATCTGGACCACGATCTCTTTCCATTGGAACACGAAGCATCGGAAAACCGGCAAGTTTCAAAATCTCTTCACCACACGATAAATTCCTGATTATACTCTCGACTATTCTTGAACTGTCAATAATATCGCTGATGCCAAGATATGAAAACCTAGACCTTTTGACATTCGGCATCCAAATAAAAGGGATCTCATCGATCGAATTAGGACCGCTGCCGACTAGTTTCGGTTTATTTGTCTTTCCTTCGAGCTCCCACCTCTCCCATCTGTCTCTATACCAAATTAAATACGATTCATCTTCTTCGAACAATTTCAAGTACACCAGATGATTACGATGTGTAATTGGGTCACGCTCGAATTTCCAGTCAAAAATATTCAATAATGAATACAACGCGACATATGGATACACATTGGCGGCTATTTCATCACCGACGGTTCTACCTTCGATATTCGGTTTGTTAATCAAGATTCCGATTGCGCCTGAAGTCGAGCTGAGTTTCTGGGCTTCGTCCATAAAAGAGTCAAAATCAGTGTTATCCAAATCAGAGTCTTTCGTAAACATAATCCATTGCGGATCCTTGGCAAGTTTACCAAGATCTCTAACAACCGGTTTTTCTGTAAGATAGAAATTAAACAGGTCAACAATTGACTGCGAATAGTTATACGTGTAGCCGTTTCTTATTCTATCTTTCCAGTTAGCTATTGATTCTCTCGTACTGTATCTGTACAAAGCATATCTAATAAACTCCATACCTCCATCATATGCCATCTCGTACAGTCTCCAGTCATCCGAATTCTCTTTGTAAAGCTTATGTTTTTTTTCTAAATCTTCTTTTGTTTTCATTTCCAAAACCTCATCATCCTACGTTTATATTTCGGTTTCGTAGCCCACCTTAAAAATTGTGTCATCGAATCAACATCGTCGTCTTCCTTTCCAAGCGGAAACTGACATATTTGAGTTTCACACCTGACAAGCCATGGGGCATCTTCCGGGATGTAAACGCGGCCGCCTTCGATAACATTTGAAACTTCCTCTGCTCTGAATTGCTTGTTTCCTTCCGGTGTAATTTTTGAAATAGGTATCCTTGTTTCTGATTCTAAAACCTGTATTAAACTTTGTCCGGAAGCCCTGTCTTCTATCAAAACCAGAACAGACCCGACATCCCATTTGACATACTTATCCCATACACGTATGACCGTCTTTTTTAATTCGGGAAAACCCATACGTTTGTTATAAACATGCAAAAGGTAATACCCAATCTTAGAAATGCCCCACACGGTACCAGATGACGGATCGTTTATCTCTGTTTCCTTGAACGCGGTATCCCAGCTAATAACAATCTGATAAATATCGAACGGTTTAACTTTCGGGGGTTCTCCACGCACATTACACATTACATCGTATTCGGTTATCTCTCTGATATCATACCTTTTAAACTCTTTAAGTTTGAACGTTCCGCCTTCCTCATCCAATGGTCTTTGCTGATACTGAGCGTTCCATTCAACTGTTCCAATATTTTTCCTTATTTTCAGAAGAGCAGCTGTTGAATAACGATTTGCCCACAACGCATCTCCTTGTGATCGTTTTGTTAATTCACAATCCTCTTCTGCAATGGCTGGTAGCGACAACACATCCCAATCGTCGGTATCGGATTCAAGAAGATAACCGGCAAGATCATCGAAATGCCAGCGCGTCATGATAATCACAATACGATTGTCCGGCATCAGTCGTGTATACGCCACACTCTTAAACCAGTCAGCCATCTTCTTCCTGTTTATCATGCTGTTTGCATCTTCGCGGCTTTTTGTGGGGTCATCGATTAAAAACAGATGTGCACCACGGCCAACGATCGCGCCGCCCACACCAACGCTGTAATAATTACCTCCCTGGACTGTTGATAATTTATTTGCGCTCCTGCTTTCGGTTGACAACTCACAATTGGGAAAAATCTGGTTATACATCGGATCAAAAAACTGGCTTCTAACTTTTCGTCCTATATCACCAGCTCTATCGAAAGAATATGTTGCAGCGATTACTTGATGTGTCGGGTTTCGACCAAGGTACCATGCTGGAAAAAACTCGGAGACTTGCATTGTCTTGCCATGACGAGGAGGCATGAATATCATCAGCCTGCGTATTTCACCGGCTTCCAAAGCTATAAGTTTTTTTGAAATTAATAAGTGGTGGTATGCGAGATCGTAATTCTGGTACATGGCACGAATGTAGCCATGTAAAAAACTGAAAGCAAAATCCTC